ATTATTCCATTGATTTATTTCAATTTCTTTACTTTTATTTATTTTAACATATGTTTCATATTTTATTTTTTGTTTATTCACAGAATGATTTTTGTTATCATTTAGAACAAAATACTCTATAATTGAATCATCTGTCGTTTTCATACTTTTTAGTATTTTAACAATATTACCATAAACTGTAATATTATCTATTTCATCATCATTGAAGTCATTGACAATTACGGGAATAAAAATATAAGCCATTTTTTTATTGTTATGTAATCTTAGACTGCGACCTATACATTGCACAATATCTATTGTTGAATTTCGTGAATCAACGAAACATATACTATCAATTACAGGAATATTTATACCTTCATTTAAAACTTTAGCTGTACATAATATACTTTTTTTATTGTCAACAAATGTACTAATAATTTTATTTCGATTATTCATTGAAGTATTTCCATTTATCGAATCAATATAAACATCATTACCATTATATAATATATCATTAATTTTTATTAGTAATTCAGAAAATTTTTTAGCCCTGTTTATTGTATTATGATAAGTTATAAGGTGGTGGCATGTACCATCATGAATTTTTTTTAATATGATGATTATATTTCCTATATAATCCGATTCTTGATCATTAAATTCTTCCTTAAATGATATCAAATTATTTTTTTTTATATCATCCTCAATGTGTTTATTAGTCGCGATTATTGTAATTATTTGATAGTCAACTAACCGGTTTTCTCTAATCGCATTTCCAGTATTATATTTATACACTAATTTTCCATAATATTCATAATTATCCATGCTCAATATATCATTTCGGGGTTTGATTTTTTTATTTGTATCATTCTTTATATCATCCATTGCACTGTCATCTAAATCATCATCCAACGAATCTGTAACATCATTATTAAAATTATTAATATATATTTTTAGAGTTGCTGTCATAAATAATTTTCTATCTATTTTTATATTTTCATTATGTAGCATTAATGAAAATTGTTTGTTTATTTGTCCGACTGTTTTATGTGCCTCATCAAATATTCCGAAATCTATTGAAATATCTTTAATTTTAAGTAGTAAATTACTACTATGATATGTACAAATAATAACTAACTTATTATTTTTAAATGAATCAATATGCGCTTGTAAACATTTTAAATCAGTTTCTAATATTAAACCATTGGATTTATATATAATATCATCATTGACATCAGCATCTGACCCAATCAATATGTATTTAATCTGCTTATTTTCACTATGAGATTGATTAACCCAATCAGAATAAAATTGAGACAACAAATATAATGATGGCACAAATATAACAGTCAATTTATTATTCAAAATACTGTCAATCCAATAACTAGTTAATGTTTTACCAGAACCACATGCCATTTCTATAAAACCTTTTTTTTCAGTTTTATAATATTCATTACATTTATTAATACATTCCTGTTGATAACTAAATGGATTTTTTTTGATATACTCAATTTTTTTATTTTCATTTAGTCTTCGTATATTATCAAAAAAAATATTTGGTATATTGTCGAAAAAATCACCATATACCGATTTTATTTTAGTTGATATAATTATTTCATTACATAAATCATACGTATTTGTTACAAAAAAACCTCCCTTTATTTTGTCATGCAATCCAAATGACAAACCAAAAAATGTCGATACTTCAGTCCAATTAATAATTGTTTCAGTATTTTTTCTGAATTTACATTGTATCGCATAATAATCATTATTAATTTGTGCTAATAGATCAATTCCTTTATCTCTTGAAGACAATTCCAAATATTTTTTAATATTGATGGGAATATCATTATACATCCATATATTCTGTAAATCATTATTTAATACTGAATTAAGCTTAAACAAATAATATGTAAGATATTCAAATAAATCGCCCTTTTGCTTGTTAGTAATTTTATCGGCTATAGAATAAATATCATCAAATTTCATCATCGTTAATAAATATTGCATGTTGTATTACTTCTATACAAGATATAAATCAAATATTTTATTTTTACTATTTCAATTTTTGATCTACTATTTTCTACAATTTATCTTCAATATTGTAACAAAACCACTTGTATGTGTCATTAATATTGTCGTGATAATGTATACCGACATCACATGTTCCTTTTGTAAACAAGCTCTTGAAAAACGTAAGATTTTCTTCCTTGACCTCTTGACCTATTGTGTAATATAATTTACTATCACTAATCCTCGATTTTGCAACTTTATAATCTTCAGTATTTATTTTAATATTGTTATTCCATTTTATAACATCTGCAACAATTGATTTACACACAATACAATTTTTGAAATTATGTTTTACAAGATTTAAATAACATTTTTCACATACAGAGTGACCACATGGGACGAATGCAATTATATCATCACTTTTATCACCAATACAAATACCACAAGTATCAGATATATCATATTTTGCCATAATAAATTTGTTATTATTAGTTTCATAGTACACTGGGTAAATATGATTGACATATGCTTTATTAGTTCTAAATTTCCAATTCCATATATCCGCCTTTACTACAGAACTATTGTTGAATATTTTTAATTCTACAATACATGGTTTCCCATTTAGAGTACTGGCTAATTTCCATCCATAATGAAAATCAGATTTATTATTATTGTTTGATATTGTCACCACTTTATTTGAATCGTTAATAATCATTTTTTCAGAGTTGAAACCATTTATTTTATTTATTGTCATACTCTTATCATGGGATTCTAGGTTTGTATCTTTTTCATTACTGTTACTATCATTTTTATCAAAGTGCGATACTATACTTTTCCATAATGAATTTGTAAACATTTTTTCAATGATATTTACATCATTATCATTAATAACAGTATAATATCTATCGTACTTTTCCGTATTATTAATTCTATTGCCATTATCATCCAGATATATAATACTTTGTGATCCTCGGTCATGATAATCTACATTATCATCGTAAGATAATGATAATGGTTCCTGTCTCAAAATGATTTTTTTAAACATTATAGCAGTTCTAGTTAAAAACTCCTGTTTAAACACACATAAAAATGATATATCGTCGTCGTTCAGTTGCAATTCGTCACTAATTATTTCAATTTCTGAATATAAACATGTTGCAGGTAATAAAATTGTTTTATTTTTATAATTCAATTTAAAAAAGTTATGATCGCAATACATTGATGCTACAATATTATTATCAAAATTTTTCAATACGAACGATATCCTGTAACGTTCATCCTTGATTACAATGTTGTATTTATTATTTTTATGGAAATATATTCCGTATGTAATGCTAATAAATTCTTTTACTTCGTGATCATTATCAGCTGGTATATTATCATTATTAATTAATGATGAAATCGAATTATAGTGAGAACTAACTATTACATAGTTAAATCTGCCATAATTATCAATTATCAATATATATTTATCTTTGTTCAATGATTTACTTATTGTTACAAAATTATTATTACTAATAATTATATTATATTTATCTTCATTCATTAATGCATTCACGGTCATACGAATATTATTGTAACAAACATTATTTAATTTATCTAATACTTCAGAATCAGAATCATCAGCTTCAATGAATAATACAGAATCATATAAAATGTCTTGATATTTATACAAGTTAACTATATTTCCACTGTCACAAAGTAGTAAAATAGGACCGTAATTATGATATTCTCTTAAAATTTCGTCATTTAATTCATTAATTTCAATTTCATGATTCTTACTTTTATAAATTATCTCATTATTTTTATACAAAATAATTTTAACGGTTTTTGTTGTGTAATCATTACACAATTCGAATACTTTTTCATTAGTATTGGGCTTGTATATAATTTGATGAAGTGAACAATTAAATATTTCTATATTATTTTTATCTATTATTTTTTCGTGAGGTATTAGTTCAGTAACTATTTTTACACTCCCTAATGTTTTGGTTTGTACATAATATGCATCATTCTCCATTTTTTTTGCAAATAGCTCAACTTTAAATTGTTTACAAACATCTAACATGATGTTCCATGTATTTTGTTTTACATTTCTTGTTACATTTGCGTAATTATCAAATACTGTAACATTGTCATTATCGTGTGTTATACAACATTGTTTATCAAATAATGGCAACTGTTGGAATTTAAAATTATTGTCATAAATATAATCTATGAATAAGTAATCTCCAATATTGTGGACATATATTTTAAATATATCGTTTGTGATAATTAATTTTATTTCCATTCCTTGCGAAAAATCCTGGATAATAATACTCGGATCTTTTCTGAAAATTTCTAACATTTCTATTATTTTACTCTTTGAAATGGGGAATTTTATCGTTTTTAAGTAATTATACTTTTCATCGTTTATTGTTGGTTTGTTTTGTATATCACTTATAAAATTATTTATTCCGGCATTTTGTATTTCCATTTTATGATTTGAATAATGATGTTAATAATCAATGAATTAATTCATTAATAGCCATAAATATAATAATTTCATTTTTTTATCACAATACTGCATTGAAATTGAAAATATTTATATAAAAAATAAATATATAGAAATGGATGAAAATTTTAAAGAATTAATAGACACTGTTTGTTTATTAAAACCGCAAAAATCATTAATTAGCGAATCACTATTTGAAATACTACTTGCCGAAATTAACAGAGCTATTATACTCGATAAGGACTATGATAGATCATATGATATTTATCTTGTGATGAAAGAAATATGTTTAAACGGCAACATTAACCTAACAAATTTTTTACCTACGTCATTTGATAATTTGAAAAATATACCTGATGATTTTAAAGAAACATTATTTACAATAATAGGTAATTTTTTATTGAAAAATTTACATAGATTGAAAACCGACGATTTCATATTCGTTGGTGTATTAAAAAACGTATATGATCTTTATAACAATGTCGAAAACAATGATGTATTGAAAATAAATGAATTATTTGATGAGTATAGTGTACGTGTGCAAACATATTTTACTGAATCTGAATCAAAAAAGGTGATGAAAATAAATGATTTTTCAGATGATTCGGCTGATTCTGATTTGTCGGATTCAGATACTGATTAAAAAAATTGCATATTATTTTCTTTATTCTCTTTAATAATAAAAAATAAATATCTTAGTATATCTATTCAACATGAATATCGATACAGTTAATAAACTGACTGATTTATTATTGACAAAAGAAGAAATTGATTTTTTTGGATTTAATAATAAATTAATACATACCAGAAACAATTCTGACAATAATAATATTGTCAATATTTATACGATCGACTGCGAATATGTAGAAACAGAAAATGGTACATCAGAATTAGCATGTGTTACAATAATTGACTGGAATAAAAATATTATTCTCAATGAATTGATAAAACCACAAAATATAATTGTTGACTATATAACACATATAACTGGATTTACGGAGAAAACGTTTTATGATGTGATAATTACAAAAGAAATTGTTCGAGAATTAATTCTATCGATAATCAAACCCAATGATATTATATGCGGGCATCATGTATATAATGATCTCACAGTTATCGGTATATTTCATGAAAGGATAATTGATACAGCCATTTTATATAATCATCCCGACGGTCCACCTAATTATTATTCATTGAAATATCTAGCATCATTTCATTTAAATAGGATTATTCAAGAAAGTGTTCATAACTCTCTTGAAGACTGTGTTACAACACGTGATTTGATTAATTCATTTGTCGAGAAAAATTATATTCGCACAACATGGAAAAATATAGGGCAAATTATAAACAATCCCGATAAATTTATCATATTTAATGCAATAAAAGAAACAATTAAATGTGTTATTACAAACGATAATGTACTGTGCATCTATACGAGAGGGTCCCGTGCGATATCAACAAATAGAGAAACATCAGATTGGGATTTTGTTGTCGTAGTTGATGATAGTATTGTCGTTCAAGAAAATGCGTTAATTAAATATGGTAATATGGATATTGTTTTATATACAGAATCATATTTTACACAATTACTCTGCGAACAAGTCATATGGGCACATGAATGTATCTATGCACCAACAAATAAAATTTTAAAAGAAGAAATTAATTTTAAAGAATATATGAAAAAATATTACGAAAAAACTGATAGAAATGTTTGGATTCCATTTTTGAGAGGATCAGTTGGAATGCAAAGTTCGAGAAAATTGGGATCATCAAAAAGATTTCATAAATTAAATTTAATCCACAATGCAAAAAAACATATGTTTATCGGCATTAGATTCATCATGTACGGCATTGATATAATAAACCACAAAAAAATACCCGATATTGCAGCCTACAATCACATTTGGCATGATATGATTAAATTATCTGAATTCGATTATGCTAAGTACGAAGACATATTCGAAGATAAGTACGAAATATTTAAACTGATAGCATTAAAGTCTGCAAGACATGGCGGATTTAGATATAGATATGATAAAAATACAAAACATTTGATAAAATCACCAAAAACAATAAATATAGTCAATGATAATAATAAAACCATCTTTGTTGATTCTGAACAAAAAATAATTGCAACTACATTCAATAATATATACGATTTTACAAATTCTGAAGCAGTCAATTCAATCAATTTAAGTAATGCACTTGTTCAAAATAAAATAGACGGTACTCTATGTATTATGTATCATTACGACGGAAAATGGCATGTTGCGGGAAATCGAGACCCGTTTGGGAATAACTACTTGGGGAAAAGAAATAATCAAGAGGAACTTGTAACACAAAAAGATTTATTCTGGTCAATATGGAAATCAAAAAATTATGATATAACAAGAGCTGATCCAGCGATAACATATATGTTTGAAATGATTAGTCCGAAACATATCAATATAATACGTTATACTTTCAATCCAGAAGATTTGGGTGACATCATATTAATTGGTGCTAAAAACAGAGAAACATTATACGAATTTGATATTCAAACAATAAAAAAAATTACAGGATGGGATATAACATTACCAGAATCATACAAGTATAATCCAGAAATTTCGTTCAATGATTTTGTTGATTCAGTAATCAAATCGAAAGATAATATAGAAGGCGTAATCGTAATGGATAATAATTTTAACAGAATCAAAATATGTAAAGATAATATAGCTACAAACAAATAATGTAGCAAAACAATAAAAAATTTTACATTAGAACGTAATAAAATTACAATTTAATGATGAGATATATTTAGAAAATGTTACATTGAATTATTTATTAATATTTAAATGGGCATCATATATATATATATATAATCAACAATAAAATCATTTATTTTTTGGATTTGTATAATTATTAATGATGAAACTTTATAAACGAATGAATTAGTAAATTTATTGTAATTCGTTATTGGCATCATTCACTACTTCATCTTCAGATTAAATAATTGGTTTATTTTTGATTTTTTTTAATTATTTCATTTTTTTATTTTAAGCATTATTATTTTTATAAAATAAATATTCCACTTTAAATCCATAGTCATCAAATATATCATCAATATTATCAATATTTAAATCGATATATTTTTTTATTATCTCTAACAAAAAATTTCTGTCACTTTTTTTATTATCTGGATTATATCGAATAAATATACAAGGCATTCCTACTTTAGAAATTATGTCATACATTCGTTTCTTGTCGCATTCATAATTAGATCAGCGATGTTCATGTTCATCTATTTCAATAATCAATTGATAAAAATCACAATCAAATCTTATATCAGGAAACAAATGTCCATTACTACACTCTGAACCAACAGATTTATTATGGATAAATTCATTATCTGGCAATTGTTCTCTCAAAAAATTTACGATTTTAAATTCCTTAGTTTTTTGATACCGTTTACTTATATTTTTAGGTTTACAGTAATCACATAATTCA